GGCTTCACCTTGTTCGGCGTCGGCTTGTTCGGCTTCTGCTGTTGATTCGGCTTCACCTTGTTCGGCGTCGGCTTGTTCGGCTTCTGCTGTTTCTTCCTCAGATTTTTTAGCTCACAGAGAGCTTGATTTTTCGCTTTCTCCGCCATTTGTGCACGGTTCTTCTCCTTTAGCTCACGGCGCTCCGCCATTTGTGCACGTTTCTTCTCCTTTAGCTCAAGGCGCTCAGCCTCTTGTGCACGGCGCTCTGAGCTTCTTGCACGGCGCACAGCCTCTTGTGCACGGCGCTCTGAGCTTCTTGCACGGCGCACAGCCTCTTCTGCACGTTTCTTCTCCTCTTCTGCACGGCGCTCAGCCTCTTTTAGCTCAAATGTCAATTGAGAAACTTGCTCCATGAGATTTTCCACAACCTGTTCATAATCAGTCATGAACCACTTCAATAGAGAGCTCATCCTCAACAGTGTTCGCTAAGTCTCTCTTTTATCTTTCTTAATATAAAAAAAATATAAAAAAATCAAATTATATAATATTCTTTAAAATTGTAATTCTTGTAGATCTTCAATTATTAAATTCATTAATTTTTTATAAATTTTAGTCATATCGTCATTATCATCCTTATATGATATACCATCTCTTATAATAAGAATCCCACTTAAACATTCAGATATAGTTTTTTTATAATTTTCTATTTTTCCCATTAATTCTTTAATCTTATCCTGATAAAGCTTAATAGCAACTTTATTTGAAGATAACTGTTTATTGAGTTTTTCTACCTCTCTAGCTTTTAATAGTAATATTTGTTTTATTTTTTTGTTATAATTCATAAATCTATCATTAATTTGTTTGTAACTTTTGTTACTTGATTTTAATCTCTGTATAATTCTTTCTGAATGTTCTCCCAATGTCACTGACTCAACAGTTGTTATTGTCGATGATATAGGTGATGCTACAGGTGATACTACAGGTGATGATATAGGAGATGCTATAATAACATTTGGATAATCAGAATTTCTCCGTCTACGATTCCTATTCGGCATAGTAAATCGCAGAATAGAGTAGTTATAAAATTATTATAATATAAAATCAAATTATTTATAATTTAGATTTGTTATAGAAATTTATTTTATCAATAACATCATAATTTTTTTTATTTCTATAATCATTCATTTCTTTATAACTAATAAATTTAAGTTGTTTACATTTATCACCATTTAACATACGTGTGCGTTGTTTTATACGTAAACATTCTCTAGTAGTATCAAGAATTAATATAGTTTTACAAGTATCTGACTTAGCAAATACTTTACCATAAAGATTATCCAACAAATCCACTTTCATATTTACAAATTAATTATTTTTATTTTTTTATATATGTATATATATATATATAGAGAAAATGACAAAAACCAAAAAAGCCGGAACCAAAACTTCAAGAAAAGGATTGATTGCAGGAATATCTATTGGTAGTGTAGTAATAGCAGTGGCTATTACTTTTGGTATATTGTATTTTTTTACAGATGTATTTAAGAAGAAAGCTGCGCCCCCATCTCAAGCTGCGCCACACAGGAAACCCAAAGTCTATAAAGATGGTTGGGGATGTGGAAATGTGAATATAGGAACTAAAGGATTAATTTACAAGGAAAAAAAATGTACACAAGATGGCCCACTTGAAGATCGTATTTATGAATCTAAAGCTATGTGTGAGCTCCAATCTGAGTGCGGTGATAAATCCGATAATCCAGGTAATTTTACAGAAACATATTGGGCATGTCTGCCTGGGTCTGTTGAGACTGGGTCTGGTGAGACAGAATGCGTAGAATCGGAAAGCCGGACTCCATATTTAACTAAAGAAGAATGTGAACGAAGAAACGCAGCGTGTAATTCGAAAAGTGTAAAAATTGGTTGGGGATGTTCAGATATTCTCTCAAAATCTACAATAGCTTCAAGTGGGTGTGCCCTAACAGTAGGTGGTCCATTTAAAACTGAAGATGAGTGTAACCTAATGACAAATACTTGCCAAAAAATTGGATATGCTTAACACTAAAAAAACAAGAAATACCTATTTTTATTTTTATATATATATATATATATATATATAAATGGTTAAAAAATCTAAATCTAGGTCAAAATCTAAACGCACATCTAAATCGAAGTCCAGAACTAGTCATAAAGGATTAATTACTGGTTTATCTATTGGTGGTATAGCTGTGTTAATTGCTGGTGCATTGGTTGTATTGTATTTAACGGGTGTATTAGAAAAAATATTTAAGAAAGAATCACGACACGCTAAGCCATCAACGGGTAATCCATCAACAAAAAAATGTGGTAAGTTTAATTATCCTATAACTAGATTTGATAAAGAAAATACAAATGATTGGTTTGAATATTCAATGGATGATGCTCTTAATATTATTGTTGTATTTAAGGATATTCATGATAAATTAACTACAGTTAAAAATCATGATTATAGTATTATGGATAATAAATTAACATTAAATGGATCTAATGCATCAAATGTTGTTAATTTAAATTCGAGTACATATACAGTTAATAATACGACTATATCAGCAATACCAATTCAATCAAAATTCACAACCGAATATGATATAAAAAATGATTTACTTGTTCTTACTATACAGGATAAAACACTAATAGGTGCATATTTACCAAAATATTTATTAATTGACAGTAAAATATTTTGTTAATATACTCTTTTTAATAAAATAATTATTAAATTATATTTAATATATATGACAACAATTAATAATAATTATATATTTATTGTTGAAGATGAAGAGGAAGAGGAATCAAAAGTAATGGATATAATAAATTTATCAGCTGTATTAATAGGATTATTGATAGGATATTTTGGAATGAATTATGAGAAATTAGGACCAGGTGATTTTTATAAGAGCGAGAATTTTGAATATTATATTATATTTTTTTCGTTTGTAATTATTGGATGTGTATCTATATATTATTATAAATATGAATAAGGATATAAAAATTTGAAACTATAAATATAATTAATATACAATTCATATATTGAATGGATAATACAATTAAAGAGATTATCAATCAATATTTTAAGAGTAATAATATAATATGTCATCAATTGGATTCATATGAAGATTTAATACACAATATTATACCTAATATAATAGAACAACATTTTCCTTTAAAATTATCATTTAATAATAGTGTGATTAAAGAAATAACAATAAAATACAGAAATTTAAAATATACAGATACAAATTGTATAGAGAATAATGGAATAGTAAATGTCATGACACCGACAATAGCAAGATTAAGAAATTATTCATACTTACTGGTAATTGAATTAGATTTAATAATATCAATATCATCATATGAAGATGATATTATAGTAAATCATGAGGAACAAATATTGGAGGATATTATATTTGGTAAGTTGCCAATTATGGTTAATTCTGAACAATGTACAACAAATAAATATAAGAAAAAAGAGAATGAATGTATATATGATTATGGTGGATATTTTATAATAAATGGGAATGAGAAGGTATTAATAAGTCAAGAAAAAATAGCAAGTAATATAATCCAAGTATTCGAAAATAACAAAGTAAATTCAAAATACAAATATATATCAGAAATAAGATCTTGTAATGAATATTTATTTACTATACCGAAAGTTATATCAATTAAAATAACAAATAAGACAAATATATACAATAATAAAATAAGAATAATGATACCTGGATTAAAACAAGAAATACCTATTTTTATATTGTATAGAGCATTGGGATACACAACTGATAAAGAAATAGTGTATATGATAATAGACAATAATTCTGAAAATTTAGATAAAGTATTTACAAAAATATTAATGCCATCATTTGAAGAGGCGAGAGAAATAAAAACAGAATATGAAGCATATATGTATATATCTAAATATTTACAAAATACATATAATAATATACCAAATGAGTCGAAAGTCAAGTATGTTAGAGAAACAATATTAAATGATTATATGCCACATTTAGAATGTATTAAAAAGAAAGGATTATATACTGGTTTAATGATAAATCGCTTATTAAAATGTTATTTAAAATTAAATAAAATAGATGATAGAGATAGTTTTGTTAATAAAAGAATAGAGACACCAGGTGTATTAATTGGTAATTTAATATATCAAGCAACATCAAAGATTATAAAAGAGATGAAACAATGTATTATTAAAGAAGTAGATAGTGATATGCTTTCTATTACTAATAATAATAAAAATATTATAAACAAAACCAATATTAATAAATTTATAAAAAATAATTATATAGAAACTGTATTAAAAAGTTCAATGGCAACTGGTAATTGGGGTCTTAAAAATAATTCATTAAAGCAGGGTGTATCGCAGGTTATAAATAGATTATCATATATAAGTACAATATCGCACTTAAGAAGAATATCAACATCAACAGATATGACAGGTAAATTAATACCACCAAGAAAATTACATCAAACATCATTTGGATATATATGTCCATCAGAAACACCAGAAGGACAATCAGTTGGATTAGTAAAAAACTTATCAATGACGTGTGAAATAACTAAATATTATACATCAGATGTAATTCGTAAATATATAGATGATAAAATAGTTAAATTAGAAGATATAGATATATATACATATAATAAGCAATCCAATACAAAAGTTATTATAAATGGAGATTGGATTGGATTTTCTGAGAATATAAAAGAATTCGATAAATATGTTAGAAATCTAAGAAAAGATAGTAAAGTACATCCACATATATCATTTAGTTATAATATAATGAGTAATGTATATTATATATATAGTGATAGAGGAAGGTGTATTCGCCCATTAATAAAAAATAATGATAAATTTAAATTAAAGAATGAATGGTATGATTATATTAAAAATGATATTATAGAATATGTTGATATATATGAGATGAATACATGTATGGTATCAACCGAGTTATCAAAAATGCAAAAATATCATACTCATTCAGAAATACATCCATCATTAATATTGGGATGTTTAGCATCATGTATCCCATTTGCTAATCATAATCAATCACCTAGAAATACATATCAATCGGCTATGGGAAAACAAGCAATAGGTATTAATATTTCGAATAATTCTATAAGATATGATACATTTTCTCATACTTTGTATTATCCACAGATACCAATAGTTCATACATATATGTCTAAACAACTTCATTTAAATGAATTACCAAATGGAATAAATGCTATTATAGCTATAGCAACATATAGTGGATATAATCAAGAAGATTCGGTTATAATTAATAAAGGAGCTATTGATAGAGGTTTATTTTCGTCAACATTTTATAGATGCTATAAATCTGACGAGAAAAAGAATCAATTAACTGGTGAAGAAGATATCTTTTGTAAGCCAAATATCGAGGAGATATTATTTCCTAAACCATGTAATTATAATAAATTAGGAGATGATGGATTTGTTCCAAAAAATACATATGTTAATAATAATGACATTATAATAGGTAAAATAATGCCAACAAAACACGAACACTATAAATATAGAGATTCAAGTGTTCATATTAAATCTAATGAACAAGGTTATATTGATTCTAATTATATAGATATAAATAGTGATGGATATAAATTTAGTAAAACAAGAATAAGAGATGAGAGAAAACCAGATATTGGTGATAAATTTTCTTCAAGACATGGACAGAAAGGAACTGTCGGTATGATATTATCGCATGAAGATATGCCATATAGTAAAGATGGTATTGTACCAGATATTATAATTAATCCACACGCAATACCTAGTCGCATGACAATTGCTCAACTAATGGAAAGTGTATTAGGAAAAGCATGTAGTATTTGTGGTTATTATGGTGATGCTACTATATTCAACAATACGAAAATAGAACAAATATCAGAAATATTAGAAACATATAAATTTAATAAATATGGAAATGAAGTATTATATAGTGGTATTACTGGTGAACAATTAAAAACATCTATATTTATGGGTCCAACATATTATCAAAAATTAAAACATATGTCTATTGATAAAATACATTCTAGGTCAAATGGTCCAATTGTATCAATCACTAGACAACCCGCAGAAGGAAGATCAGCTATGGGTGGATTAAGATTTGGAGAAATGGAAAGAGATTGTATGATAGCACACGGTTCAACCAATTTTCTAAAAGAAAGATTGTGTGATGTATCTGATAAATTTACTTGTTATATATGTAATAAATGTGGTTTAATAGTCACATCTAATTCACAAAATAATATATATGAATGTAAAAATTGTAAAAATTACAGTAATTTTAATAAAATAATTATACCATATTCCTGTAAGTTGTTATTTCAAGAACTAATGACTATGTCTATTGCTCCTAGATTTATAACAAATTAAATATATCATTTAATTCTTTTTTTGTATTATCATTTTTAACTCTTAAATTTTGAATATAATTATTATATATTCTTTCTGATTCAAATTCATCATATATTCTGTTTTTTATAATATTAGAATCTGATTTGTTTTTTAAATATAAAAATAAGAATATTTGTAGAATAACAACAGTAGTTATTATTTCTGTTTGATTCAATTTTTTATTTTTATATATTAGATAACTTACTAATACAATTACTAATATATTGTATATGTTCATATATATATAATACTAATTATTATTTTTATTTATTTAATCCATTGATGGTGTTGTAGATGTACCAGTATTATCATCGGATAAAACACAATTTGGATCATCTGAATTATTAGTACAACTACAAGATATATCTGAATCTACGCATTTACCACTATTTGAACATATACTACCATCAGTTAAATCGAATTTTTGAGAGTAATCAAAAACTTGATTGCATCTAGCAACATCTACATTTGTTGGATAATCATCTGGTTTATTAATATCAAATATGTCACTATTATAATCATCTAAATTTAATCTTTGAGATATATTGCTAATACCACTCCTGTCCGTCATACAATCGTGGTCATCATCGTCTCCTAAATTATTATAACTCCATTTTCTATATATTCTCTTACAAGGTGTGTTCTTTGTACAAGATTCTTTATCTATCCAATCTTCCCAATATCCAGTACATATATTAGATATATTTTTCCTAGTTCTAGTTACAACTTGTGGTATATTTTCATCGAATCCTAATATAAAATCATCCTGTTCATTAAACTCAAATTGAGAATATGGTATCATTGACAATATTACTCTTTGATTATCTATTTCTGTTTGTATCATATCTTCTATTGATTTTTCTAGTTTTTCTTCATAATCTAATAATTTTTTAGTATTATTTTCTGTTGTACTAATTAAATTTTTATTTTTAATTTTTTCTAAATTTTTTTGATAACTACATTGTTCAAAATTATTTTTGTCATAAATCATACTGTCATTGATACTTTTACCTTCTTCAGTTTTTAATACAGGTAAGTCATGATTATTAACAGCTCCTGCTTTTTCTGGATTAGGAAAAGGCTCAACTAACTTATTATTACATCTACATATTACCAACCACAATAATATTACTAACAATATATAAGGTATCATTAATAATAGTAATATAAAAATATTAATAAAAAATATTCATAAATGATGAGAGTATTGATGAGCATATATTGATATTGGTTCATCTATATCTATTAAATTATTTACCGGTATTTTAACATCACCTATTTCAGTATCTATTTTATATTCTGGTTTAGCTTCTTTATAATCATATATTGGTACATAATGTACTTTATTACATTCTTTTTTATATATAGACATATAATAGACCATTATAGAAAATATAGTAATTATTACTACATTTAATACATTCATTATAAGTTTATAATTATTTTTTTTTTATAAATTATTAATTAGAAGCATTCACAACCTCTTCGACTGTATCAGATGCACTAGAAGCATTCACAACCTCTTCGACTGTATCAGATGCACTAGAAGCATTCACAACCTCTTCGACTGTATCAGATGCACTAGAAGCATTCACAACCTCTTCGACTGTATCAGATGCACTAGAAGCATTCACAACCTCTTCGACTGTATCAGATGCACTAGAAGCATTCACAACCTCTTCGACAACAGGTTCTTCAATAACAGGTTCGTCTAACTTACTCTTAATCCATGGGTCTTCTTCATCATTATCCATTATATTTAGATTACTTTGATTAATAGATATCGCTGGTTCATAATCTTTCTTTGAATCTTTCTCTTTTCTTACTTCTGACATTCTTTCACTAAATACTTCATTACTTTTGTTTGATTGACTCTTATATTCAGAAATTAATTGATTCAATCCTTCGTCTAAGAATACCTCGTCTTCAATCTTATCACCACAAGGATCCCACGGTAACCACTGTCCAACAGTTCCCACAAATACATGAAAGTCCTTATCAATCTTATGAATATTTTCTGCTCTTTGTTTTGCTTCTTCTTGAGTACTAAAAACACCTCTTACTTTAATTCCCCTAATATGATTCACATTCTTATGTTCTTTAGAATAATCTTCATCTATCTTATCTGAATGCTTATATTTAAAATTAACAAAATCTTCATATAATTTTTCGAAATCTTCACCTCGTGCAGATGCATGTGATTGAAGGAATTTAGCAACTGTGAATGCATCCTTATCCTTCAATACACTTTCTGGTGATACAAAAGATAAACATACCCAATTTTGTCCATTAATTGGAGGGTCGTCTTCTAGTACTGATGCCTTTTTGTCATTTGTGTACAACTCAGAAACGTCCATATTTATAATAAATCTATTTATTTATATTTTTTTAAATATATTTAATATAATAAATGATAAATAAACAAAATTTCTCAAAATATATGTGTCAATTTATTTTAGTATTTTTAATACACTACAACTTATCTTCTGATAAAGATAAATATAATTCTTTTATAATTGCTGGATTATCCGCTACTGTATTTGTTTACTTAGATTTATACTATCCAGTAGTTATAGAAAAAACAGATAAAAAAAAATGTGATATGTATTTATAATTTGAAATTATTATTTAAGTTTAATAAAAAAAATAGTCAATATGGCATACGATCCAAAAAATAGCTTGGGGTGTTTAGCATCCATAGCTAATCATATGCATGAGAGGAATGGAATAATGAATAAGAACGGAAAAGATTATGATGTTTATATACTATATATTAGAACAGTTAAAGACGAAACTAATATTAATATGAATGGTGAAAATTATAAAGTAAATCTCAGAAATATTGAATCCTCTTTATATTTACCTAGAAACAGTATAACACAAGGTGATATTTTAGAATTTATAAAAAAAAAAGATAGTAATACTCTACATTGTATATATCCAAATCCACCAGTTATGAATAATTGGGAATCATTATATTGTTACGAACATAATCAATGGTATTGGCATAATGTTAATACTGGTGAAACTTCTTGGACAAGACCTACATTAGTATAACTTTATTATAAATTTTTATTATCTGTATACCTTATTAAATACCCTTGATATTCATAATATATATAATTATCATTTATCATTACCGGTTTCAATTTTTTGTTATGTATTTTATCTATATAATACAATTCATCCATATCACTCAATATATATCCATATGTATTTGTAAATATATCATTATGATATAAATCATCTAAATCAAAAAATCTTAATTTATATGGATAATTAAATAATAAATTGATATCATTTTTTATGTTTAATATTTTTTTATCTCGTTTTATATTTATATGAAAATTTTTAGAATCTTCATATTCTATAATTTTTTTATAATCATATATTATTTTAGATAATTCTCTATGACCATTTAATAATGAATCTAATATACACAAGATATCTTGTTCCATTCTATAATTAATAATTATTTTTAAATATTTAAATATTCTAAATACTAAGTATATGTTATAGTAGCACTTGAAGCTATGCGAGTACTTGTATCCAATACAACATGTAATATCACCAATACATATCCATCAAATGGTTGACCATCATCTTCACTTATAGTAACCATTATTTCTTGATCTTTAGTAAAACTATTTGATGCATTTGTAGGATGTTCATTATTATGCGAATTAAGTGAATCAAAATTAAATGGGGTATATGATTCTCCAATCTTCTCTAAATCTTGGCCCGCTTCTGCAAGTGTAATTTTACCATGTACTACTTTATTCGCTACTTCTGTAGGAGACAAACTTTTGTTATTTATATGTATATTCATACTTAAACTACCACTATGTGATGCGTTAGAAAATACACGATATTCGCCATAATCTATATATCCATCATATATGGGTCTATAACAAGTTAAATGTCTTTTTAATTCATTATCAATTTCAGTTTGGAGTGAAAATTCACCAACACCAATCATTTCTGCATAATCATCTCTTAAATGATCGTGAACAAATGTAACAAATCTATGCGTATTTGCTGCACTAATACTCAATGAAGCACTCATATATACAGTTTTTCTTTCTAATACAGGTATCCCTGTAATCTGACCAGTAAAACTAGCATTCTTTATTACTGTTTTATTTGAACTTGTAGGAGTTATATTTATATTGCCTGCATTTATGATTGTGTTAAAACTAGCATTGGTATAGCTAGCATTATCACCACTAATGTTAGTTAGACTACCATTAGTAACACTCGCATTGGTATAGCTAGCACTATCACCACTAATGTTAGTTAGACTACCATTAGTAACACTGGCATTCGGACATATAGCATGTGTACCTAATGATACATTGTCAATAGTACCACCATCAATATCAACTGTAGATACAGTACCTAAATCTGCACAAGTTTGACCACTAGCTGTCCAATTACTATTTAATGATATAGAAGACTCATCAGCAGAAATAGAATCTAATGCTATATTTCCAACATTAGTAATATTACCATCACTTAAATCCAAACCACTAAATTTACCAGCCGCTGCACTGTTAGCACCAATAGTTGTACCATCAATAGTACCACCATCAATATCAACTGTATTGAATGTACCAGTGTTAAAACTCGCATTAGTATAGCTAGCATTGTCTCCACTAATGTTAGTTAGACTACCATTAGTAACACTTGCGTTAGTAAAACTGGCATTACTACCATTTACATTTGAACCATTAACTATTAATGAACCATTAATAGTTGTATCTTTAGCAACTGTTAAAGTATCAGTAATTTTTGTAGTAAAAAATGCTGCTGGGAATTCACCTGATGGTTTATTACTAGAATCCACGCCAATAAAAGTACTATTAATACTACCATTAAAGAATGTAGTATTACTTATACTATCATTTTTTATAGATTCACCCGTAATTGAAGCACCATCGATTGAACCTCCTTTAAAATGAGAATTAAATATAGTTAGATTTCGTAGTTCATCACTCGGATTTCTATCAGAAACACCATTAAATATAGGCATTATATATAATATTAATTATTATTTTTTTCAATCAATGTAAACTCGGCTGTAAATCTACCATTTTCATAATATAATTCAGGATAACCTTGTGCAGTTTCTCCAGAAATTGCTTTATCCTCTATATTTAAATTCATATCTATATTTGACACCTTTACATTACTATATCCCAGTGACCCAGGTGGTTCACTAGGTATACCACCGTGTGTGTTTATATCTGGAGTTCCAAAATCACCTGCTTCGATATGTCTAGTAGCAAATAACATATTAACCGCTGACGCATTCCTAAAATTTTGTAAAACTACAGATTCATGATGTGCATTTGTACTAAACATAATTGTTTTAGCATTAATAGGAGTGTCATTCAATAATACACAAGATATCTTATGTTCATTGGTACCTCTAGCACTCCATAACATAAATTCTGTATTTTTATATAAATGAGTTATACTACCATTCATAGCATAATTAAAACTAGCGTTTGAAGCATTACCAGTAAATGCATCATGCTTACCATTCCAATTCCATTTTATATTACTAAAACTATATGTAAAATTATTACCTAATTGTTGTCCGTGAAATATTGGATCACCATTCAGATTAGTAATTTTTCCACTTAGATGAGTCAATGGCCTATTAATATCTGCTAAATAATTTAATTTTTTAGATTTATGTATAATACCTGTATAATAATTACCCACACTATCATTCTCATTTGGAATAATTATTTTATTACTTATAATATCATTACCATGTGTGGTTGATGGTCTATTAGTAGACTCTATATTACTTGAATTACTAGCAACAGTTGTATTAATATTCATACCATCTAATTCTAATATAAATGCACAATTATCATTATCATTAGTAATATTACAATTATATGTGATAACATTGTCTAAATATAATTCACAATTTTTTGTTTGTAATGGTTCATTTAATTTAATATTAAATCTCTCAGCACCACCAAGTATATGTTTGCCTCCATCTTTCTCATATTGGTCGTCTATATCTAATATCAGAACATGTTTTTTTGTAGGAACACTAGGTCTTGCTGGTTCTGCATACATATTTTATATAATAATGAATATAATATTTTATATTAATTAAACTTCTTCATCATTTTTACTTTTTTTTTGTTTTACTAGTAGATTCTGGTTCAGCTTCAGATACTTCTTCAGGTTCTGGTTCAGGTTCTGGTTCAGGTTCTGGTTCAGGTTCAGGTTCAGGTTTAGGTTTAGGTTTAGGTTTAGGTTTAGGTTCTGGTGTATATTCAATTGGTAAGTTATCTTTTAGATTCTTATCGAAATCGAATTTTTTCTTTTTATCGGCACTTTTACCACCTGCATATTCTTGTTCTATTTGTTTTCTCTTAATAGATTCTACTGATTTACAAAATATTTTATAACCGAATGAATGGTCTGGCATATCTTCATATTTTCCTGACAATTGAAAATATTGCCAACCTTCTGTTTTTAGATTTTCTGATACTAATGAATACATGAAGTAATTTTTGTCTAAAGAAAACAATTGAAGAAATCCATTACTAACAGTAACAGTTAATGATAATATCCAAGAACCCCAATATGATATTTGTTCAAAATTTTTAGGTAATTTAGTTGGATCCATTTGACCAATAGATAACAAAGCTGGTAATAATATACTACCCATAGTTATATTAAATCTAAAAAAATCATACCATTTTTTAACCGATACTATTTTACTATCGTATAAATTAACTTCATTTAGGAATCTTCCTCTTATAATATTCTTTTTAGTGTCATCAATATTCAGAGTGTTGATAATAGGCTCAATTAATTCAGAATATTTTGTTGTCATATATTAATATAAATTAAAAAAAAGATATCTTTATCAACGATATTTGTCAATATTTATTTGTGGCATATCTTTATTAAATTCATCTTTGTGTTTTAAAGCTAACGGATAAAATATATCACCTAATAATTCAATCCATCTTAATGGATATGGATAATCTTTGGTATATTCTTGTTGTGGACTTTTACTAGGATATTTTTTTAAATCATCATAAATAGAATCCATTTTATTCATCATTTGTTTATACCATTCATTTGTGAATTGTGTATTTGGTTTCATAATAAATTTACTTACACCAATTATATCTTTATAATTTTTATTTAATTTATCACTTAAATTTTTATCTCTACTATTCCAAGGTATCCAAGGTGGTCCTTCAATATATCCATAACCCCATTTATCTGAATTCATTAATTTATTATAATAATCTATCCAATTCTCTTCAATAATTTTAATATCAGAATAACCTCCACCATAAAAATTCATAAAATAACAACGCAAATAATCTGATTTATGAGTTTCAGATAAATATTGATAACCCCTATGTAGTGGATGGTTTTTTAATATATATTTTTTTAAATTATCAGGTGTTATTAATATAACATTGAATCCTGTATTTTTAAGAGTTTCCAAATTTCTTTTTCTATTATCAGTTAATTCATTGGTACCAGTCCAAAAACAGTATAAATTAGGAACATGATTATCCATAGGTTCTATTAAATAATTTGGAGTAATAGTATCATATAATATATATATAATTAATAATATTAATAATAATTTTTTAATATTATTCATATATTAATACAAATTAAAAAAAAGATATAAATAGTTTAATAAAACAAAGTGTACTATAAAAGCACACAATGGGGTTATGAGTTACTCCTAACTGGTGGTATTTATGGCAACCACTAGGCCATCACTTCGAATTACGTCTCAACGCTCCCTGCCTAATCAGCATAGAAGCAAAAGGCTTTTTTCTCTATACAGAGAAATACATCATCGAGTTGCTTCTCTTGAGAAGCAGTAAGATTGCCATCATCTCGCATCTTCGTCAAAACTTCGGCAGATTTCAAGTTACCATACATCTGTCTCCTCAGCATTCTACGCACATATGCTGCGCGCTTCTTTTCAGCCTTGTTGTTCACTTGATTGGGCACTCCAAGCTGCATGATAGAACAGTAACAGTTCCTAACAGATTGGAGTACCTCCAAAATTTTCTTCCTCAAGGCCTCTGTTTCTAGCGCGGAGATATACTCTCCGACTACCAGCCACTCCATTTCCATATCAGGAGAGATATTGAAGTATATGGCCCAAACCCCCTTGGGGCTACAATTGAACATCTCAATCGCACACCCTTGAGAGAGTAGTAAATTCATCACATACCGGACCCTCTTTCCGTACATCAGACCACTAGTGTTAGCATAACCAACAGAACCAATTGCTTCTGTAGGAATGCTAACAACCTGACCCGTGACCTCAAAATTCACAGGCCACATTTTAGTGGGCATCACTTTCCTCGCTTTCCTCGCCTGTGGTTTTTCTGCTTCTTTATCGTGTGTCCCACCGTTTGTCGTTAATATAGAAAAAAATATAAAAAATTCAAATTATTTATTTAACTTCAAAAAAAAGATATCTTATAATAAATATTCGATAAATAATACAGGCAAATAATAGATAAATGCATTCATATTCATAACTAATGAACCAATAGCAACAGATATAATAATAAAATTATTACATAATGTATTATTGTATTTATGTCTAATTAGAAACCAAAATAACAAAAATATACCAACGTATTTACCTAATAAACAAATTTTACTTTGGTATTTACCAGTTTTAATAGGATGTTTTAATAAATTATGATTAAACTTATCTTCAAATGGATGATGGATAGAATATTTGGTTTTAAAGATATTAAACATATAAAAAATATATAATCCCAGAATAACAGAAGATATCTTCATCTATATTTTAATCATTATATTTTTTGAATGTTAAAAAGCTAACTACGCCATATCCTATTGCTCCAATAATAGTACCAATAACAGTAATCCATCCATGTTTTTCATTCATAGATACACATATTTGACTAGGTATTCTAAATAGTAGCATAATAGTAATACTGATAGATAACCAAGGTGAATATGGTTTTTCATCATATAAATCGGATATTTGTTTATATGTTCCAAAAATAGCGAAAAGTATAGAGAAGATATGTAGAAAACCAGTTACATTCATAATTGTATTATTGCATTTTGTCATCTATATTTTAATGAATATATTTTTTATGATTATATATCAGGAACCTGTATCATCATCTTTACTATTTTCAGAAACAATAACTTCAGTTAAAATATCTTGATATACATCATCACCATCGGGTTTATCATCACCATCGGGTTTATCATCACCACCTGGTTTATCATCACCATCGGGTTTATCATCACCATTGGGTTTATTATCACCATCAGGTTTATCATCACCACCTGGTTTATCATCACTATCGGGTTTAGTCAATGAACATTTTCTTATATAACTATTTACATCATCAATATTACAGTCATACACATCGGTAGAATTTATTCCTATTATCTCACTTGGTAATGTCATTTCTTGATTAATACAAAATTCTATATTTATTTTATTATTTTTTTTGAAGCTATTAATATATTTAGATGGTATTTTTGGAGCACCTAATACAGCATCATGATATTCCGAAACAATCGTATGTAAAAAATGAGGCATTTTTTCTCTATTTTCACAAGGTAATGATAATTGATATTTAATTTTTTGAGATATATTAAGAAATTTATCAGAATACAATATATGATTTGTAGTCCAGTTAGAAATATTCCATTTTTTGAGAATACCAGTTATAGTACCTGAACATAAATTACATCCACCCGTAATTACAACTAAGACTTTGCTATCTATAATCTCATCATAATTATTAGCAATCAATGTGAATAAACCAACTGATAATGTAGATAATATTAAAGGTGCATAAATATAATTTCCTAAATTATTATATTTCTCACTTGTATATATGTGTATTTCTTTGTACCAATCGGATAATTCTGATATATGTTTTAATATACACTCATGCTGAAGATGCCATAATGTTGATATATTTTTTTCTTTTTTTTTATATTTATGAATAACTTTATTAAATTCAGGTGGATCTATATAATCATTATGAAATAGATTAACTATATCATTAATAAATTTTTCTGATTTATTCATATTATAATATATATATATAATAAATTATATTATAAATTAATATATATATAATGGATTATAAATATAAGTTTGGTTTAACAATAGTTGCATGTATCATATATAATCGTTTTAGTATTTATGCATGGAGAAAAATTGTATTAAATAATTCAAATGAACAACAATCATATCAGCCACCATATCAGCCACCATATCAGGAACCATATCAGGAACAAATAGGTGGTACTAATTATAGAAATGTGAAGAAGAAATGTACCTCTGGTGGTGGATTTATTGATAAATTAAAAAATAGATTTGCTCCAAAAAGCCCAGTTAAATTATTTTTATACTGGTTATTAATATTATTATTGATGTGTTTAATAGCTGTTATATTTATAATTGGAGTTAATAGTTATGCTGAAATAACTCAGAATAATTCGAGTAATGTGAGTAAAAAAGATGTTATAAAGAATTATATAACGGATAAATTATTGGATTATTTAATAGATAATTGGAAACAAATATTTTACCCATTTTTAGTTTATTGTATTATTAGACTTGTATTTGATTTTCTATATTATGATGGTGAATTTATACCAATATTGGGTGATATTGTGATGGGTATTGAGCACATACCAATATTATGGACTGCAGGATTCGCAATATATGTATTTACGATATACTACGCACTAATATCAATAGCTGATGTTAAAATGTGTGATGGTGTTAAGAAAAGATGTATTCCTTCTTTTGAAGAAGCGTGTGATACAGATCCTGACCCACCATCCTGGTGTTGGTTTAAGATATAAAGAAATAATTATAAAAAAAATATATAAAATAGAATGCCTATTAAAAATAAAAAATTAAAAAAAACTCATAGTGATAAAAGAGTAACAATAGACGCTATACATAGTAAAATCATTAATAATTTTAGTAATATAGAAGAAGAGGATGAGTATTATTTAGAAAATGGAGAATTACTAAATAATTATTATGAATCAAAGAATAATATAACAGATAATACAGATGATAATAGTATATTAAATTTTTTTGATAATAAAAAAAAAGATGATAGATCTACAAAAAATGATACTGATATTGTATCCGAATATATATCAAATATAAATGATGAATTCATATTTGATAAATTTAATAGTGAAGAATCATTAATGTTTAAATGTAAGTATTGTAATGTAGATATGAATTTTAAATTAATAGAAAGTGAATTATTTTGTAATAAATGCGGATATACCGTAGATATATTGGTTAATTCAGACAAGATATCTTATAAAGATGTTCCTAGAGAATTAAGTTATTTCGCATATAAAAGAATAAATCATTTCAATGAATGGTTAGCTCAATTTCAAGGGAAAGAAACAACAATAGTTCCTATTAAAGTATTTGAAGATGTTAAAAATGAATTAAAAAAAAATATAAATTTAAAACCAGAAAATATTAAATATTCATTAATTAGAGATATTTTAAAAAGTACTAATAATAATAAATATTATGAAAATATACCATTAATAATTAATATAGTAACTGGAAAAAATGCACCAGTATTATCACCTGGTCTCGAAGAAAAATTAAGAAATATGTTTAAAGAAATTCAAATACCATTTATGAAGCATTGTCCAGAAAATAGAAAAAATTTTTTATCATATTCATATGTTCTTCATAAATTTTGTGAATTACTAGAATTAGATGATCTTCTTGAATTTTTCCCATTATTAAAGAGTAGAGAAAAGTTAAAACAACAAGATAAGATATGGGTTAATATATGCAAGGAACTACAATGGCAATATATTCCGAGTATATAAAAAAAAGCATCGTATGCTAATTTCTTTTTATAGTGGTACAGTCCACTGATTTCTCGTCATTTTTAATCTCCTGACGCAGGAGCCTTAGTGTGGCCTAAGCCACGGGCTGTTCAAATACTCATAACTCTCATGAGATATTGCTTTTGCATCTGATTCTGCGCATCATTCTCCGCTGATTTCCACGAAGCCATGTACATCCTTTTGAAGTCTACGAATTCCTGACCTCCTGGTAAATCTAAATGTCTACCGTTGGCTGTAATCGGATCGAACTTCTTGAATCCCTCCTCGAGGAATCTAGCCACCTCATCTGACAATGGCTCATTCGTGTCTCTAAATAACCAAACCACTGATGTAGATTGCTCCGGTTCAGTAGCCGGTTTCTCCTTAGCAGCTTTCTCAGCCACTTCCTCAAAAGATTGGTGTTCAAAAATCAAATTCGCAGCTTTTTTTATGTCGCCATTACACAGAATCAATGCGTTCTTTGCTGTCTCCTCGTTTATCCCAATATTCATAAGGGATTTCACTGGACTAATCTCTGCCTCAGCATCGGCCTCTGGCTGCATTGGCTCCCGTTTTGGCTCCTTCTTATTCTTAATGAGAACCAGTGGGCCGTCGTTTTTGCAGTAATCGCACTCCTGTAGAGTTTTTTTGTCATCCAGATTTTTCTCAGCAAAGAGAATCCGTAGGTCGTACATGTCATACGGCCACTTCTTCTTCTGATAGATCTTGTTCTTGATATCCCCTACTGTATCGTTGGGGTGAACTTTTAGTTCTATAAAACCATCAACCAAAGATTTTACGAACAGAGTCTCTTGCTCCGGCTCTTGCTCTTGCTCCGGCTCTTGCTCTTGCTCCGGCTGCATTGGCTCCGGCTCTGGCTCTGGCTGCTGGACCCACATATATTCGGGTCCAGGCATCCTGCGTTGACACACCACTAATTCGCTCTCGTCGCTTGCTCTCGCTCTTGTCGCTTGCTCTCGCTCTTCTCTAAGTGTGTCAAAGTAATAGAAAAAAAATATAAAAATTTCAAATTATTTTTATAAAATTCAAAAACAAGACACCTTATCTTTTATAAAAAAGTATATATGGTTTTTGCTCAAGATGATTTTTATTAATATGAACACTTGAATCATTATATGTTCTCCATTTGTGATCTATTAAATTTTTACATACAGCATAATAGTGACCACCATTCAATCCTCCAGTATGAATACACATACCAATTAAATTATATTTTGAACTTTTATTATTATAATTCATTGTATATTTAGAAATATCTAATGTTTCTGGATACTCTATAAATTTATTTAAATTATTATATTTTTTTAGTTGAATGATAAATATATCAGATGTTTTAGAAAATTTAATATCTATATTTGCATTTACTTTCTTTTTACAAGAATCACAAGTCCACATATTATCATCATTTAAATTATAATTTTTGTATGAATCAATAGCATCATATATTGTATTTGTTTTGTCATTTATTTCTAATTGGAGTAATAAGAATGGGTCAATTGTATGTGATATATAATCACATTCAATACATTTAGTATATGTTATCATTTGTGAATAAAAATTTTCTATAATAAATGAATAATCATCACTATATGATTTATTCCATTTTTGAGAACATTCAATTATTATTTTGTCTTTAATATTTTTATTTAATTGAACTTTACATTTTTTTTTAATAGATTTATGTAGAAAATCAAAGAAAGTATGAAGGAATTCTTCACTATCATTTTGATTAAAACTAAAGAAACTAATATCATTTTTTTTTAATTCATTAATAAATTCAATGACAAAATTTTTTGTAGATACAATAGTATTTGTATTTTTCCATAAAGAATCGTTTAAAGCAAGCCATTGGTCGAATAATTTAGTTTCTTTATCATTTAAATCATTTATTAATTTTTTATTTTTAGGATGGAAAACTAATAAATGAGAAAGACATTGTATAATTGAATTCATATAACATGTATTACCTAGATTAACTAAACCTTTATTACCAGAATACATTATAAATAATATATAATTAAAGATATAGTTTTAAATAAATAAATGAACTTAATTGGAGTATGCTAGACCACCCATACCACTCATAATTCTGAGAACATTATAATTGACAGCATATACAACAACATCTAATGTTTGTTGACCAAAAGATACTAAATTATTTAGATGTAATCTGGCACTATCAATTCTAGAGAAATTACAAGTACCAGAAGGCTGGTGTTCTTCTGGCTTGAGAGCGAATGAATAAACACCAATTTGATCAGACCTGAAATCTTGACCTAATGGTCTGTATGTTCCAGAACCAGATGTATCTTTAACTATAATAGATCCTTTCACAGCAGTTGAAGAACCACTTTGAGCATGTCCTATGTGTAATCCTTCAGCACCATCATATAAATTACCTGGACCTGTGTGATGTTCCCATATTTGATTACGAGTAAAGTAGTTAATATGTCTATTTGAAGAGAAACGGTCATGACCATTTAATTTAAGTGATACCGTTGTATTATGTTGTGAGAAAATAGATGGTAAATAACCACAGTGTTGTAAAGAATTTTTAGTGTCGAAGTCAGACGTGAATATCAACTCTTTAATTGGATGATTAAAATTCAAATCAAGTATAGCACTACCCTTGGCATCTTTAAAGTTATCTATTTTAACTGAACCAAACTCAGTTGTGGTAACAGATTGATCGAATCTTTGTAGTTGTTCAATAAGATACTCATGTGAACCCTGAGCGAATCTTCTGCGTTCAGATGTATCTAAATATATGTAGTCAGCCCACATACTTAATGTTGTACCCATTGTATCAAAATTAGGACATCCAGTGTTTGCTGTCTTAAACTTAAGCTTAAGTTTGACTTCATGATATTGAAGAGCAATTAATGGTAAAGCTAATCCAGCATTTTTACAAAACCAGAATGGTATAGGAACAGAAAAATAATGAGGGATGGATGTACCTGAGCTACTACGACCTTGAAACTTGTCTCCATTAAATCCAGAATGATTGCACATTCCTCCAGCACATGTCATTTGTTGGAATTTAGTAACGGTTTCAAATCCACCAAACATAGGAGGTGCTCCAGTAACACCTTCAAGAAAGTCATTCAAATGCGTTTTCGCAAATTCGTCAACAGCATCTGACACTTGATTTTGTGCTGCTTTTAAACCAGTAACACCACTTTTCAGAGAATTTACTACAGTAGCATCATGCTTAGTATGTATTGATTCATCTGGATTATGAGTACTAAATCCAGATAGATTTTCACTAATAACTCCAACATTTTTAGATTCATTCGGTTGAGTTAATCTAGCCCACACTTCCATCCAATGACCGTAAATCTTATCAATAACTTGACCACCAATCTCTAGTTCTACAAAATCAATCATAGCATGTCCTAAATTATGAGGCAAAATCGTAGTTGAATCACTAGTAGGATTATTAACAACCTCCATATATATTTTATTCACTAAATCACCATTACGTGCTATTGTTAAATCAATTGTTTTACCTGGACCTGCTTGTCCATCAAAAGTTTGCTTAATTAATTCCGTCGAGAAGTTAGTGTGTCTGCGGTAGACAACTTTAAAAAAAGTAATCTGAGGATTACCCGTTAAATAAACATCCTGAGCACCATAAGCTACTAACTGCATTAATCCACCACCCATGTTATTATAATATAACACAGAAAAAAAATAAATATTTAACTTAAATATTATAAAAAGAAATTAGTTAGAGTATGCGAGACCACCCATACCACTCATGATTCTGAGAACATTGTAGTTAACAGCGTAGACAGTAATAGGCACAGTGTCCTTACCCTGTATACCACTAAATGTTAGACGAGTGCTGTCAATTCTAGAAAAGTTGCAGGTTCCAGATGGCTGGTGCTCTTCCGGCTTAAGTGCGAAAGAGTAAACACCAATCTGGTCGTATTTAGCATCCTTAGAACCTAAGGATGTATCAGAACCACTAACCTCATCATGTAAGTGACCCTCAGCACCAAGGTATAAATTACCAGGACCAGTGTGGTGCTCGTAAATCTGAGTACGACTGAAGTAGTCAAATCTTCTCTGAGCATTAAACCTGTCGTGGCCATTTAACTTGAGAGTTACCTGAGTTGATGCATTTGCCCAACCAGGTAAAAATCCCATACCTTGCTTAGATGCATTGGATGTAGTAAAACCAGCCGAGAATACTAGTTCCTTAACAGGATGATTGAAGTTCAAGTCCATTGTTTCAGCAGTAGAACCAACCTTGAGATTCTGTTCAACTCTCTGGAGCTGTTCAATAAGGTATTCGTGAGAACCCTGGGCAAAACGTCTGCGCTCAGAAGTATCAAGGTATATGTATTCAGCCCAAACCTGAGGGTCCATATTTTTAATCATCATACTAGAGAACTGAATCTTAAGCTTGACCTCGTGGTACTGAAGAGCAATAAGAGGAAGAGAATTTCCTGCATTGCGACAGAACCAGAATGGTAGAGGAACAGATAGAGGGGGAATTGGTTGTGTGGCCATAGTAGATGATACGTTTAACCAATCACCAGTGCACACACCTGCACCACCAGCCATTTGCTGATATCTGGTAATAGGAAAGTATGAAGAACCAGAACCTGACACACCTGAACTACCAACATTTGTTCCCGAAGGGAATGTAAACTCATTTGGACCACCAGCAATTAAAGCACGAGTAGGCTGACCGGAACCATTTAGGGGTGCGACAACACCAGTTTCATTGGGCACAGTGAGACGAGCCCAAACCTCCATCCAGTGACCCCAGATACGGTCAATTGTCTGACCACCAATCTCTAACTCAATTTCATTAAACATAGCGTGACCAATATTAGCAGCAACAGTACCAGCAGTCGCTGATGCGACTGGCTTCGTCTCAACATAGAGCTTGTGTACTAAATCACCATTTCTAGAAATAGTAACCGAAATCTGCTTACCTTTATCAGCAGTTCCCGAGAAGGTCTGTTCAATAACCTCTCTCGAGAAGTTGGTGTGTCTGCGGTAGACAACCTTGAAGAAAGTAATCTGTGGATTACCCGTTAAGTAAACGTCTTGTGCGCCATATGCGACGAGCTGCATTAATCCTCCTCCCATTTTATACTATAACATAGAAAAAAATTTTAGAGAAATTAACACAAAAAATTTAAAATTTTAATCTATGTGTTTTTGAAATATTCCCTTGTTGTAATTAATATCTAATTCTAACACTTGCTCAACCGGTTTCATTATTTGATTCGATATATAAAATGAATAATCTATATCCAATTTATTATCTGTTAAATATTCAGGTGATTCGATTCTATTTCCTTGTAATATTGTTTTTGCTCTTGGTGTTCCTTTTCTTGGTCCACTCTTATATAAATTATCTTCATCATATAATTCATTGTATTTTAACTTTTTATACACATATGGTATTCTATCGCCTGCTTTAGGACGATTACCTGGATCACGTTCACCTATTCTGTCTGCTAATACTTTATGAGCTATACTCATAGGATTCTTATAATATCCTCTCAATGATTTTGTTATTATAAAATAGTTTATACTAAATAATCCTTTCTTTATCTCTGATAATGTATCATCTAACCATTCTAATGTTTTATTTAAATTTTTATCTATAATAATCTTTTCAATAATATTACCAAATACATATTTAACAATCGGTGCATTATCTCTTCTTTTCATTACAATTCCCATTGATGTTCTTTTGAATTTCTTTTTCTCTACATCCTTTATTGTTTCATATTTATCTCCTATATATCGTTTCTTTGATATCAATATAAATGGGTAAAATGTTTTCTCATATTCTAAATCTTGTGGATATGATAATATATTATTAGTAATATATTCACCTGATTTCATACCACAATCTATAGTATGTTTAATAGCATCATCACCCGTTAACATATTTCCATCTTTATCTTTTCTAGAAAATTTAATAAATACAGAATCTGTATCACCATATATTATTTCTGGTAATTCTAATTTTTCGTGTTTTGCCCATTCTATCACTCCATTTTTAGCATCATCTATATGCATCCTACCTACTGATGTTGTACACGCGGCTACTTTCTTCTTAAAAATTGTACTAGTTCTTGCTCCTAATTGACCATATACAGAATTAGCTGTGACTTTGTATGCTAACTGTAGACCATCTAATATCTTTTTCTTGAAATCATTTGGTTCGTTTGCCATTCTCTTTTTTGTTAGTTTTCTTTGGTCCAATAAATGTTTTAGTACTAATGGTATAATACCCATCGAATCCTCAATAATTTTTCCTCTATCCGATTCTCTCTTGTTTTTAACAAAATAACATGTTTCTATTGGTTTATCTGGATTTATCACCTTCGATGCAGTTTTACCCTTCATAACTGTCATATAATTATCATATTCAATCTTATTACACAAATCATCTAATCTATTTTCTGATTTTAATTTTTCTATATAATATTCATTTTCTATCAATGTTTCTGGTGATAAATTCATCTCTATAATTGATGAAGGATATAGTGATGCATAATCCAAAACAGCAACAGGGTCATTGATATATATACCAGGAGTAGGGTCTAATACAATAGCACCTTCATATCCACTATTATCACCTGTTTGATCTACTAATGTAGGTATTCTTGTATTCTTTTTATCACACATATTAGAAACAACAGATGTTACTTTAATTCCTTGACCTCTAGAAAATATAAAATTCAATGGTACTGTACACACATCAGACATTCCCATATTATTTGGTATAATATCCAACATTAATACTAAATATATACATAATTCACAATCCTGTATACAATATTTAGCCACTTTAGATCTACCACTACCACCACCTGTTTTATGCAGATTAAAGATATCTTTAGCCGATACATCATCCTTGCTTAAACACCATTCTAATTTTAGAAATTTACTTAATTCATTCTTCTTAACATTATTATTTGTTATATCAATTGATATACAATCTATCTCTATATCTATTATTCTAAATTTTAATCCATCTTTATATAACATTTCTCCAATATTGCTATAAGTATTGATTGTTATATAATCATTTAATTTAAGATTCCTTATTGTATCAACATACAATTTTAATATATTAACAACAATACCATCATTAACTATTTTAATTTTTTTGATATTCTTAATAGAACCTCTCATAAAATGAGAAGAGACAGAATCTAATTTGTATGATTCTAAATTATGAGATTTCTCTATTTCTTTCTGTACATCAAATATAATTCTCCCATCCATATTTATGTATGATTGATCATTAAAATCATTATTCTCTTCTGTATCTCTTCTAAATACTTTTTTGTATATATTTTTCTTGTTATAATATTTATCTCTACAATCAATATTTAATCTTCCTAAATTATAATTTATATTTTTCATACCAATTATTATATTATCATTTGAGTCATAAAATAATTCTTTAACTCTATTATGAATATAATTAAAATCAAAACCTAATATATTATATCCTGTTATAAAATCAGGGTCTTCTTCATTAATTAAATCTATCCATTTCATTAATAATTCTCGCTCATCTCTACATCTAATGACAAGTACATTATCTATATCATCACAAATGTCCGTATCATTTGAATCATATGCTATTACTATAATAACTCTTTTTGTATTGTTTGTACCATATTCTTTAAAAACAGTACCTATTTGTATGATTGGGTCACCTTTAATTTTAATTTTCTTATATTTATTATATTTTAATTTATCGAAAGTATCTGCTATATATTTTATCATATTGTCCCTCGTTTTTTTATCCAAATTACAATTATCTAATTGATTCACAAATTCATCAGTAAATAAACTAAAATCATCAGATATTATAGGTTTATCAGTTGATAAATATATTTTATCTATATCTATTTTATCTTCAAATGTTATATCAAATAAATTATAAACAATACATTTAATAATATATATTTTCTGTTCAATTGTATATTCATTATATTCCTTCATTTTTGATGTATATGTTTCTATCAAATCTAATGCTGGTTTTTTGAAGTTTTTTATAGCCATAGGGAAATCACCATGAGAACTATCACATTCAATATCAAAAGATGCTATCTTATATTTACTAGTAATATCTACACTAATTGGTTTTATATGATTAATCAATGTTTCAATTGATACGACTTTAAAATCTGATTCTTCTATTAATTTATAGTCAGATATATGAATCCAACTAGATGGTTTAATATTTGTATCATGTATAAATTTAATTACAGGTGGTACATTAGCTTCATATAAACAAGAATTACATTGATCATGATTACATTTAATAAAACTTTGGATTATTTTGTTTGTTGTATCCAAATTTTTATTATAATATTCTATAATTTTTTTCTTAATATGAAGAAATCCTCTATAATTATAGAATACTAATTTAATAAATGAAAATTTCTTAACATTATCATATTCATCGACATGATAATTAAAAAACTCTTTGTATGATCTTAATTTAAAATATTTATTTTTAATATCTATATGTTTTTTATAATTATAATCAATATTTTTTAACAAGATATCTTTACAAAATTTCTCTGTATAACTATTAGGTACTTTTAAATAAAAGTATGGTTTAAATCCTTTAATATTACAAGCGACACTAGTATTATTTGTGTTTTTACCATATATTGTTAAAACAAATTCATTGTCGATATCATCTGAAGATATATCTAATATTTGTATATCCATATTGATTAATCTAATTACATATGATTATTTTCAAATTTTTATATATTAGAATATTAATATGCTATTAGATAATGAATATTCTAAAAATAATATTACTATAATATTGATTATAATTTTGGTATTAATGTGTATTATGAATTATATGAATAAAAATAAAGATGTAACTTCTGTTAAATCTACGAAAGATGGTCGCGTTTATATGGTTGCTAAATTACCTGATAGTTTAGATGCTGCCAATAAATTAGCAGATATAAATAGCAATATATCTACATTAATTAATCATTGTAAAGATATTAATCAAGATAATTTTAAAAGATTAAAACAGAATTATAATCCAGATACATTATTCGAATTAGTTGATAAATCTAAATATACAGCATATAATGTTAATAAAGGTGAAGAAATTGCTATATGTATTAGAGATAAAAATAATAAAATAATAGATGATATGAATTCATGTATGTTTATAATAATTCATGAATTAGCTCATTTAATGACGGTAACAGAACAACATACACCAGAATTTTGGGATAATATGAGGCAATTATTAGAAAAAGGAAATGAATGTGGTGTATATAAACCAATAGATTATTCAAAAAATCCTCAATATTATTGTAATCAATTAATCCAAGAAACACCGTATATTTTTAAATAAATAATATCATTATAATTATATTAGTATGTCAGATTTATGCTATCCAAATATAATTAATAAAGATATAAAAGTAGTTGATTATATTAATAAAAATAAATTTATATTCAGTAAATCTGATGTTAAAACAAAAACTCACAAACATATAAAAGAATACATATATGCAGATGATAGTTTATTAACTGTATCACACAAGATATCTTCTTATTGTACAAAATACAACAAAGATGGTAGATATATTTATATGTGGTATTTAGACTCTAAAGAAAAAATATCAATATTATTCAACTATGATAAAAATATTGATATACCAACACTTGACATTGATTATGAATTTGTATATAGGAATGGTACAATAAAATACAAAGAAATGGATAATAATACCAATATATTATTTGAGAATATAGAAACAGATACTATATATTTTATGCATTTGTATGATTATTATAAATTGAATGGTATATCAAGCGGTAAAACATATGATAGTGAATCATTCCCATCGGAATTACCAAATTATGATTTATTTGTGAATGGTATAATTAAAAAATATTGGCCATTTGTAGAAGATATCTTAATAAAAGACAAAAAAGATGATAATATACAAAATATATTAAATAATAACTCAAAATTAATGGATGTTGTTGAATCTATTGATAAATCTGATTATACTTGCGATACATTCATTTATCATTTTGTTAAAATTAATATTTTAGATAATATTTCTAATACAGTAAACATTATAAAATTATTTGCTGAGATATCTTTAGATGATAATGTACCATTTATAAAATTAGTACTTGATGATTATTCTGATTCTTATTTTAAATTATATAAACCATCTGTCGTTAATAAAAAAATAATTAATAAAAATTTATTAAATAGATGGATAAAAGATTATAACAAAAATAATATATTAGGATTCAATAAATTTGTGTTTAGTAATAATGTTGTTGTTATTAAAAAATATTTGGAAATAAAAAATGAACTTTATTATTATTCTATAATGATAGATTATAAAGGTCAAGTTGATTTAATTATAGATAATCATGATTTACTGTACATAACAAACGATACATTAAATATCATATTCAAAGATTATAATAAATATATCAAAAATTTTAAATCTTATTTTGTAAAAAATCCAATATTAGACGATTCTGTTTTAAAAAATAATAATTCAAAAACAAGAGTTGAATACATTAATTGTGCGATTATATACAAAATGAAGAACTTTGTTAATAAATCTAAAAAATCTCAATTTTTAAAAAATAGTATTATGAATTTTTTTAAAAATATGACACCTTATACAAGAATTATTGATGAAAAATATATGTATATTAATGACAAAGATAGTATATATTTGAGATATAAAAGAGTAAATAATTATAATAGTAATGATACAATCTCATCAATCATATCATCATTGAGTAATCCTAGACTAAATTTGTCTAGAAATGATATCATTAGCAAATTAGTTGATATATTTTCTATTTCTCAAATACAAGCAGATAATGAATACGATAAATGGATTTCTATAAAAAAAGAAAATATTTTAGAAAACAAAAAAGTACATACTATTATTGCTGATGAACCTGGAGTAGAAATGAATATATTTAATAAAAATAATGTTGATATGTTATTTGAATTAAATGATATATCTAGTTTTTCTGAGTTAAATAGAATAATAAGATTTATATATTCATTTACTAAGTTATATCAAAAATTTCTAAAAAAAGATAAAAAGAGTAGTGTTTATTTTGAACAGCATTCAAAAAAGAAAATGCAAACAATGAAATCAATGAATATTGATAATGATGATGTTATTTTAGGACTTGATGATATATTAATGAATGATACGTATAAAACAATTAGAGATGATAGTACTAAAGACTCAAATATTTCTATGGATGAAATAATAGGTATTGATGATTTATTATCTTATATAAGTAGTTCATCAGACGATTCTAGTATTGGTTTTAATTTATCTGGTGATTTAACTAATACTATGAGTGGTGGTTCAAGTTCATTAACAGGTGGTTCATCACCTAAATCTGAATATAATATTTCTAGATATTATATAAAAAGATTAACTGACTCTAGTCGTGATCCTAAATTATTTGACTTTGAACCATTAATTGTATCTCCATCTGGTAATAAATATACATACACTAGAATATGTGATAGTACTTCTAAAAGGCAACCTATTGTATTAGATGATTCTGAATTAGAAAATATAAACGAATCATATGATATTGGTTCTGGACCCGATTCATATAGTAATGTTTTAACAACTGGAGTAGATAAAAAACTGCATTATATATGTCCTAGATATTGGGATATTTCTAGAAATATTAGTATGGACCCAAATAATCCAAATTGGACAAAAGAAGAAAGAGATTCAGAAATAATTCCTTATAAACAAAATAGTGGTAAAACTACTAGAACAGTATTAGATAGGTCAAGTAAACTTTGGGGTGAAAATAGAGATGTCAGTGATATTTATGTTGATTTCTTGGATGATAAAAGATATCGTGCGGATGGTGTACTAATGCCATGTTGTTTCGGTAAAAAAGCTCAGAAAAAAGGTAATGAATCAGATTATATATCATCTGTTACTCCAGCAAAAAAAGATTCATACAGCCAACCGTATGAAAGTTTTAAAATATTTTTTAATCAAGATGATAATTATCTGTCATTAGAGAAAAAATCAGGTGTATCTAAAAATTCTACAGAATTAATAGTAAAAGAAAAAACAAAAAAGTTTAAAACAAAATCGATAGAAGAATCAAAAGCAAAATATGATGAGATAGCTATTAATTTAAAATTAAATATTAATATGTTAAGATATCTTAATCGTCCTAAAAATACAGATAGATTACCATTCGGATTTATTAAATTCGGAATAATTCAAGATAACTTATCATTCATAACATCTGTATCAAAATGCCTTCAAATAGATTCTAAAAATATTATCAATAATTTAACAACTAATCTCAAAATAGAAACTTATCAAAAATTAGGAAAAATTGTTAATTATTTTAAAAAAGAATATAATGAATTAACAAATGAACAAATAGAATCATTTTGTTTGTGGGTTAATAATTATAAAGGAAAATTAACAGAGAATATTGATAAAATTAAAATATACAAAGATTCTGATGAATTTATAAAATATTTGAATAAAGTAAAAGATAAGTTTGTATGCTATTTATTTGAACTATATGTATCATGGATGAATTATAGAAATTTTATAGATAGTGATGATTTTAAAGATGACCATTATGTACTACCATTATTGGAAATCATATATAATAAAAATATAATTGTTTTAGAACATATAAATAATGATATTAAATTAAAAATACCATTAAATAAATTTATACCGAAAGATTCAGAATATATTGTTATTCTAAAAAGGTCATCATATTACGAACCATTATTTTATAGAACTTATTGGCCTAAAAAAACATTCAAAGAAAATATTACAAAAGGAATAGACTTAACCGAATTTAAACCTGAATTAGAAATATTATCTAATACAAATCCTAATCCAGATAAAAAAGCTTTGTTTATACTACAGAATTTCTTAGGTACTCTACAAAATATTATTAGTACAAAAACATCTGAATTATATACAATATTATCTAAATTAAAATCAAATAATATTATAATAAATGGATTTATTATAGATTCATATAATCAAGTATCACATTTAGTAAATGATAAAAATAAATTATTTCCTATTAATCCCCAATGTATTATAAATAATACGGATTATGAATTATATTACTCACTAGATAATTTTGATACCCACTCATTCGATGAATCTTTATCGTTCATTCAAGAATGTAATAATATATTATCTATAAGCACAGCAATTAATGGTATAATTTTAAATAAAAATAAAATTATTAATATTGTAGTGAATGATAATTATATTCCTATTAAACCAACTATTAATAAAACAAAATACGATATTTTAGGAAATATTGATTTAAGAGAAATAGAAAAAAAAATAATACACAATAAAACAGTAGATGACAGATATATATTTAATGATTTCTTTGGTTTTGAAAATAATCTAAATCAATTGTTTAATAATACAATTATAACATATCTCAAAACTAGAGAACAAATAGAAAAACATATGGAGGTTCTAGATATATCTAATTTTACTATAGATATTACCTATAATTTATCTGTTGTCAATATTGATATTAATTCAAAAATATATAATATATATAACAAATCAGATATAGGAGGAATAAAAGGAACTGTATATAAAAAAATGAAGCTTAAATCACCAGATGAAAAATTATATCCTAATTGGGGGAAAATATATGTAAAATATAACTATCTAGAAGAAATTAATAATATTTTAATAGATCCCATCAGATTACCTAACTACAAGAAAAAACAATTATATTTAATAATAAAATCAATTACTGATAAAATAATAACTGTAGAAAAAATGGATCCCAATATTTATATTGAAAATAAATTATGTTTTATGGATGATTTAGATTGTACATATCCTTGTAAATCAACAAAATCTGTGTGTAAGCTAAGAATTCATGATGTATCTTATGATGGTTCCGACCTTTTGAATAAATTCATATGGAAATTAATTGATTTATTTCTTATTAACAAAAATGATATTGAAAATATATTAAGTTATAAAATAGAACCATATGAATTAAAAAAAACAACAAAACCAGATGAGGTATTTTTTACTTATAATGATTACTTAAATAATTTTATTGATTTAATTACGGTATATAACAATAAATATATTAGAAATATTAATATATATTAAATAGAAATCCATCCGTCTGATAACTCTATGAATATAACTCCATCAATCTTATTTTTTTTAAAATTATCAATTAATTTTTGTTTCTCATGAATAGAAATATCATTTTTAATGTATATATTACTATTCATTTCTATATTCAATAATAAACATATCTTTTTTATAATATCGTCTGACATATTTATTATTTTTAAATCATGATATTCTAAATAATTTAGATCTTCAATAGTTGTAACTCCTAATTCATATAACTTAATTTTATATTTATATAAATCATTCTCTCTATAAAATACATCCAATTCTGTTTCTTCATAACCATCTAGTTCTTTAAACTCTAATGTTATCTCATTATCTCTACTCCATATAAAATTTATAAATTTTATGATGCTATTAAATGTTGTAAAATTAAAATCATTTACTCTATCAACATGATATCGATTCAAGTAATCAATAGATATCTTATTATAAGCACTAGAATCAATATGTATATTATTCAATACTGCATATCCATTAATATTTTTGAATGATAATCCTAAATATGAACCACTTAATTTAAATATATGTTTTTTACTTGTTAATTCTGGTTGACTCATTGACTTTTTAATATTAAACTCAGAATCTTCTATTATTGTGGGTAATGATGGAGAACTTTTAGATCGGTTCATATTTATTATTTATTATATTGTATTTTTTATATTGTCAGCCGATATAATTGTTAATCCACCGTATACCCTTTGTTTTGGTTTTAATATAGATGTCATTCCTTCAGGTAATATTATATCCACCCTACTCCCAAAATTAATTTTACCATAATTATATCCTCGTTCAACATATTCACCAATATCTATATGATTTTGAATTCTTCTTACTAAAAATCCTACTCTTTGAGTAACTACTATATCTCCAAATATGCTATTAAATACTACTTCTACACCCGCATTATGATCACTCGCAGGTGTATTGGCCATATGAGCTTTACCGTGTATTATTTTTACTTTTAATAACTGAATCGATTGGAGCATATTGAGCATGAACATCAAATGGACTCAGAAATATGCTAATATATCTATTATTAGAATTAATAACAACTCCATCACAAGGACATACTATTATATCTTTATTATAATCAACATATCTTTATTGGTGTTCTATTAAAATATATATAAAAAACAATAAAGAATACAATAATAATATTAATTATTTTATTAATTGTAGTACATCTCATATTATTATATATAATATAATATAATGAATATCAATGACATAATTAATAAATATTATAATATACTTGTAATATGTTCAGTGTTTTTTATTATAGTATCAATGGGTATCTTTTTCTTCTTTTTGTTTAGATATATTGGACATAAAAATGCTATAGAAAGAAAGAAATTTAAAGAAGATATGCATATTATTAGGATAAATGAATTAAATGATAGAGAAGAATATATAGAATTTAGTTAGTAAGGACCACAACATAAATCATTAGTTTGTTTATTATTATCCATAAATATCGGATAATTTAATTTATGACTGTATTTTTTTTTACCTACAGGACATTTTACATCATAGCATGTTTTTACTTTAGTTGTATCTATATCATCTGTTATTATTAATGATTCAGTTTTTCCTACTTTATGATATTTATCAAATGGATCATTTATCATGTATTTATCATTAATATCATTTTGAATATATATTTCTCTTAAATCTTCTTCATCTAATGGACTATCAAATAAAAATTGAGATAAATATGTTTTTATCGAATCTCTTTTTTTATTTCTGGTACTATTTGGTTCATCCATTGGTAATGTAAAATATTTATCAAAATAATCTTTATCACTTCTCAAAATTGTATTTATAAATCCTCTTGTTTCTCCTAAATATTTATTTGGTCTAACATAATAATCATTAATCATAGGGAAACTTTGTTTAGTAGATATTGGTATATATTGAAAATCATTATCATTAAATATAACATCTATTTCTTTTACTTTTTTGAATCCTTCTATTTTATCACAATTAGTTGATGATAATAAAAATAAAAATAATATAATTATTATCAATACATTTGTCATATATATATATATATAAGTATATAATTATAAAAAAACCACTTGGGGAAAACTCTCTTTTTATTTGTTTGGTGATTACTCATTGTTTGTACCACTCAGGAAGTTTGTTCATTTTTTTCATAGACAAACATGCCGTGAACATATCCTCCATATTGATAACATTGCTTACATCCCATACAGATAGGTCAGCATCGAATGACATACAACCCGAGAACATATCTTTCATAATGATAACATTGCTTACATCCCATTGTGATAGGTCAGCATTGAATGCTGTGTAACCCATGAACAAACCGTACATATTTGTCACACTAGATACATCCCAACAAGCAATCGGTCCATACTGTTCTTCTACTTCAATCTCATGATACCTGTACAGACTGCAGCCACACTCAATGTCTCGTTGCAGAACTCCACTAATGAAGGATGTCGTGATTTCAGTATGCCTTGAGCAATTGTATGCCCCTCGTACTGTTCATCCCGAATGAAATATATGATGTTGTTACGCGGGTTCTTGTTCCGTATCTCACAGAGTTCCTTGTCGGATTTCTCTGATAGATAATCCACATCCTGATATAGGTTTCGGATGATACAGATAACCATAATGAATGTGCTATTTGGCATCTCCTTTTTCTCTCGTTTAGCTTCATTGCTAACAAAATTTCCCATATTGAAGTCGCCAGTAGCTATGTCACTTAAATAAAAAAAAAATATTTAAAAATCAAATTATTATATTAACTTCAATTTATTCGATACTCATTTTAAAAGCATCATCATCACAATACTCATCATCATCATCATCATCCATTAATGTATCAATATTCTTGTCTGTAGCAGATGTTATTGGTTCGGTATTAATGTTCAAATTTTCTAATTCTTGTGATAATTTATCCTCATCCAAAAATATAGATGCAGAATTAGTACCTGATTTAATTTTTTGACCCATCATAACATTACTAGATACACCCATTAATTTGTCTAATTCCCCAAATATACCTGCTTGTATAAGTTGGTCAGTTGTATCTTCAAACGAACATTTAGCAAGAGGACCTATATTACCTGCTTTAATTCCTTGACGATTAATAGATAATAATTTTCCAGTTGATGTCATCATATCACACAATAATTCTACATGTCTGTTATTTACATCTTCTCCTGCATCTTTGATAACATCTGTTATCTCATGAATCAATTTATTTCTAGCAGCTTCTACTCCAAGTAACTCATAAAGTTCAATAATATCATTCGATGATGTTCTTATACTATCAACATATTTATTTGATAATATATCAATTAAATTAGTACCATCTGTTTCTAGTATTTTTTCCGGGATAACAGTTATCTCACCTTTATTATAAACTATTTGTGGATTGTCTGAATCACTAACAATAATATTAGTAATATTATTAACACCTTTAATAACAACATTATTTAACATATCTTCTTGAATATTCCTGAATTTTGATATTATATCAGATTGATCGAAAACTCCGTTAGATTCTATACCTGTTGTTTCATCGTTAATTAATGATACTCTACCAATTATTTGTTTCGATGATTCATCCGAAAATATAAATTTAATCTTTTGTGGATCATAATTAGCAATAGCAATATAAACATCCTCCATCAATATACCAGTATCTAATAGTTTCTCTTTATTAAATACAAAACGAATAACCCATGGTGATACATCATAATTCTCTACATATGTATCATCCAGAAATTCTTTATATATTGATAGAAATAAATTATCATCATTTATAATGCTTTCGAATTTATCATTATTTGGATCAAAGTGAATAACACAAGATTCTATTATATCATTTAGTTTTGTATATTCTAATTCATTTTTTACAAAATTACATCTATTAATATCATTTGAATTTTTACTATCCAAAAATATTTTAATACTTGGTGATTTTATATTTTTAGTTAAATGTAATAATTCTCTTAATCTAGCAATACCTCTTGTCACATTTGATTTCGCACTAATACCTGCTGAATGGAATGTATTCAATGTCATTTGTGTAGCAGGTTCACCTATACTTTGAGCCGCTAATGCACCAACCATTTCTCCTGGATTAACTCTAGATTTATTAAACTGATATCTAATATGTTCTAATATATCATATAATTCTTTTTTCTGTATTTTATACTTTTTAATTAAAACAACAGGATTTAAATGTATATCTATCAATATATGAAATATCTTATTATTTCTGTTTAATTCTGTTATATATAATTCTTCTTTTAATTTATTTGCCTCTTTATATATCTCATTTGGAGATATATTTGACATACCTTCTGTTTTCATACAATAATTAGAAACAATTCTTTGTATATGTACTGGATAATTTATTTTAGTAGAACTATTCCCATCATATTTAAATACATCTTTAATTAAGTAATTTTTATGGTCTAGTAATGTTTCTATTATTTTCTTCATATCATTATTTATTGCTGTTTTATTAATACCAACACTAATAAATTCTGACAAATCATCGGATTTATTAAACATATAATTTTTACATATATCATCTGTACTCATCATAATAATTGGAATTGTTTGTGATTCTACATATATAGCATCCATACCATCATTCCCATATACAAATTGTATTATACTTCCATAACTTGTTCTTACAGTATAATCATATCCAACATATATATCCTCCATTACCTTCATAATTTTTCTTTGAACATATCCTGTTTCTGCTGTTTTAACAGCAGTGTCTATTAATCCTTCTCTACCACCCATAGCATGGAAAAAGAACTCTTGAGGTGTTTGACCACTAATAAATGAATTCTCTACAAATCCCCTGGCTTCTGCAGAATCATCATACTTATAATAATGTGGTAGTGTTCTATCTTCATATCCATATGGTATTCTCTTAGCATCAACATTTTGCTGACCTAAGCAAGCCACCATTTGTGATATATTATTAGGATTACCTTTTGATTTAGATTTAACCATATGAGTAGCTCTATTCTTCTGATCTAAATTCTTTAATCCCATTGAACCTGTTTCTTTTAGTGTCGTATTTAATATATTATTAATCTTCATTTCAAAGTAATCTTTATTAGATAACCCTGTTAAATTCTCAAATATATTAAAGTGAAGTTCTTGTATAATTGAATCTATATCTTCCTTTCTCTCATGTATTTTATTATCAATTTTATCCATTGTATTCTTATCTGCTATCATATCACTAATACCTATACTAAATCCTTCAATTAGTAAAAAGTATGTTACTATTTTTTGTAAATCATCTATAAAATTTTTTGTTAAAATTGGACCTTTATCTTTATTATCGTTATATATTGTGTGTATTAACCCTTTTGATGTTTGAGTAAATAAACCTTTATCAAATGTACCTTGTTTTATTATACCATTTACTATTTTTACAATATTAATAATATCATCAGTTTCTGAATCTTCCGACCAAGAATTATTTTTTAATGTTAAATTAATATTTTTTGGCAATATATATGATAATATCTGTATACCCGTCCATAATTCATTCTTATTGCCCTTGTATTCATATGTATATTTTGGTTTAGGAATAGTCCCATCAAATGTTGATACATTTGTTATTATATTCATCAATTGTTTTTTTGTAAATACTGATGATTCTATTATTTCTGTATTTTTTCCTATATTTTTAGACTTAACTGGTATAATTGTTGTATTTTCTAAATATATTTGATTTGTTTTTGGTTTTATATAATCTACTGAATAACTATTTGTTAATTTGTATATTCCTAGTAATGTATCTTGGACAATAGTTATGATAGGCTTATTTTCTCTAGGACTTATTATTTGTTTCGTTACTGACATAATATCTTTTAGTTCTAGCCTCGTTGCCGATGATTGTGGTGCATGCATATTCATTTCATCTCCATCAAAATCTGCATTATATGGAGGAGTCACACTAATATTTAATCTAAATGTATTTCCATTCATCACTTTTACTCTGTGTCCCATCATACTCATTTTGTGTAGTGATGGCTGACGATTAAATAATACATAATCACCATTTATTAAATGACGATTTACTATATCTCCTTGTTCTAACACAATCGTATCTTTGTTTATATCATTGACAGATTTTTTGATATTATCCTGTTTTTTTATAATTGTTTTAACTCCTGGATATATATCTGGACCATTTTTAAGAATTTCACTCAAAAATTTTATATTATAGTTATTAACTGTTTCAGGATATGTTAAATTTTTTGCTATTTTGATAGGAACTCCTAATTCATCTAGTTCTATATTTGGATCTGGTGTTATAACACTTCTAGCAGAATAGTCTACCCTCTTACCCATTAAATTGTTTCTGATTCTACCATCTTTTCCTTTTAATCTTTGCCTTAATGATTTTAATGGACGACCAGATCTGTGAACAGCTGGTGATATATTTGGTATCTCATTATCTATAAATGTTGCTACATGATATTGTAGTACTTTTGTTAAATCTTCAATTATATCATGTCTAGTATCTAAATTTACTTTTTGTAGTAAACTATTATTGCATTTTATAATATCAGATAATTTATGAGATAAATCATCATCCATTCTTTGAGAGTTGTCTTGTTTAACTGACGGTCTCATTGATGGTGGTGGTACAGGTAATACACTACATATCATCCATTCTGGTCTACACCAACAACTAGTAAACCCTAGGAATGATATGTCTTCATCACTTATTTTTTCTAATATTGATCTAACATATTCCACACTTAAATTATTTTCTGAATTATCTGAATCCATATATTTGAATATAGCTTTAATTCCATTTAATCCATCTAATTTATATTTATCTGGTTGTATACAACCACATCCATCTGGAGTCTCTTGACCACATCGGTTAATTCTTTGACACATATTATTTAGTTCAGTAAATCTGTATTTAGATGACTTTTTCAATGTATTTTGTACCAATATATCATTCTTGTCTACTAATAATTTAGAACATTTAAAACAAACGCAATTTAATATTTTCATAATATATGATAAAAATTGATAATTATATACTGGCCTTGCTAATTCAATATGACCGAAATGACCAGGACAATTTATATTTTTTTGTCCACAAGTTTTACATACTTGACCCATCTCTGTAACTCCCATTCTTGGATCAAATAAACCCTTGATAATAGGTTCATCTTTATCATATGTATCATGTTTAGTTATTTCTACAACAGAATTACCTCTAATGTCATCAGGTGATAATATACTAAATTGAACAGATGATACTGTTTTAATATCGGGTGAATCCATTATATATTATATATTTGTTTTTTTTTAAATATTTAAATTATTACACATCTCAAATTAATTTAAGTATTATTAATTATATATTAATAAATTATGAATAAACCAATTATTGATAAAAATGGTAAGTTTATATACAATGATGATAATAATTTAGAAAAAGAATACGATAATTTATTTAATAAAAAAGACAAAAATCATAAAAAATACTTCAAAAATTTGTCTATTATAAAAAAAAAAGAATATATTGATATATTTAAATATATTAAATCAAATACAAACATACCATTAGATATTATTGTTATTAATTCAAATATGAATTCTGAACAGAAAAAATTATCATTAAATACAATACAACGTTTGAATAATCTTGATAAAGATTCCAGTGAATATAATAAATTAAATCAATGGATTAATGAATTAATTAAAATTCCTTTTGGTAATTATATTGATTTACCAGTTAATGTTAATTCAACTATTCATGATAAACAACAATTTCTAATAAAAACTAATGATTGTTTAAATGAAGCCGTATATGGTCATCATAATGCTAAAAATCATATATTACAAGTTATTAGTAAATGGATTACCAATAAAAACTCCGGTGGTAATATTTTAGCTATACAAGGACCTATGGGTAACGGTAAAACAACACTTGTTAAAGAAGGAATAGCAAATGCTATTAATAGACCATTTTCTTTTATAGCTCTTGGTGGTACATCTGATGTTTCTTACTTTAATGGTCATGGATATACATATGAAGGCTCGCGATGTGGTAAAATAGTAGATATACTAATAAATTGTAAATGTATGAATCCTATTATTTATTTCGATGAATTAGATAAAGTTAGCGATACATATAAAGGTCAGGAAATTATTCATATGTTAACACATATTACTGACGCATCTCAAAATTCTTTATTTGTAGATAATTATTTTCACGGTGTCCATATTGATTTGTCTAAAGTATTATTTATTTTTTCATTTAATGATGAAT